TATTATTTATGCCAGCTTGCAAAGAATCATACAGTTTTAGCTATCTTTAAGAAAGAAACGTAGAGTATGATAAGCTTCAAAGATTTCAATATCTTCGTTATCTGCTGGTCCTAAACTTTCTTCAAGTTGAAACGAATGAGAAGTATTAACATCTTTTTTAATATTCCAACGCCAATTACCATCATGATGAGGATTTGCTGTAACCTCGCCTTCGTTAGGATGAGGTAGCTTTAGCTTTTTATGAACTTCTACTTCAAGTGTATTAAGAATATCTTTAAATGAAACATCAACCTTAACATCAGCTTTACCAATTAACTCCATAATCTAATTATATTATAGTTCCTTAATCCTGATATGCTACATTAAATATAATAAAATGGCACTCATTAAACTTACAGATACAGCGGCAAGTGAGTTGGATAACGCTTCTCTTCAACATGGATATCTTTACAAAGATTTGTTTTTAGATTTGGAAACTTCTGTTTATTATAATAAACAACTCAATAAGCAATCGATACTTAAAGACGTACAAGGACTATTTGATGAAAATTCTATAAGGAATAGTATAACAAATATTTTTTTAACTGCTCCTGGTGAAAAGATACTTAGTCCGGAATTCGGTTTAGATTTAAGAAGATATTTATTTGAACAAATAACTGAGTTTAATGCCTTTTCAATTAAAGATGAAATTAAAAATAGGTTACCATTAATGGAACCGAGAATAGAAGTAGACGCTGTTAGTGTTATACCCGACCCTGACATGAATGAATATAATATTAATATGCAAATTAACATTCCTTCATTAAATGTGTATGGTATATCATTAAGGTCAGTATTAAATAACAATGGGTATTATATATTTTAAATTATTATGGCAACATCAGACAAAGATAACGACTTTTTAGATTACAACTTACCGCAAAATGCATATGTTGCTTTTGATGCTGTGAGTTTAAAAGATTATATCGTAAACAGACTTAACACGAATGAAAAATTTACTGACCAAAATTACGATGGTAGTAACTTAGCAGCTGTTATAGACATAATAGCGTATTCATATCATGTTCTCTTATTTTACTTAAACAATACAGCTTCAGAGGTTAATTTTGATCAAGCGTCTATTTATGAAAATATGAATAAGATAGTAAAGCTCATAGGTTATAAGCCAGCTGGTAAGCAAACATCTATTGTACCTATTAATGCTGTAGGATCAACTGATATGGCTATAGGGAATTATACTATACGTAAAAATTCATTCTTTGTAGCTGATGGCGTTCAATACAACTTTATTGATGATTATTCTTTTAATAAAACAACTACAGAAACAGAGACAATAAAAACTTTAAACGACACGGTAATATTATACCAAGGCGTTGTTAAAGAATATCCAGATTATAATGCACAGGGTGAAGAATTTGAAGTTGTTCCTATTGTAGTAAAAAATATAGTAGACACTAATATAGAAAAGTTTATAGCTGACAACACAATTGATGTATATGTTAAGGAGGTAGATGATAATACATATTATCTCTATAAGGAAGTAGAAAGCTTATATTTATCAAATTCTAATGATAGAGTATATGAAAGACGTTTAAATGAAAACGGATTTTATGAAATTAAATTTGGGAGTGGGGTTTTCGGAAAAAAATTAAGTGAAGGTGATACAGTTTCAATTAACTATATTCAATCAGATAATACAGAAGGTATAATTAGTAAAAATGTTATAAATGGTAATAAGTTATTTGTTTATGATTCATTAAGACAGAGACAAATATTTAACGATACGTTTGCCAACAAAAATGAAACAATATTTATCGATAATAGTAATAGCTCTCTTCTTACAATAAACAACCCACAAAATTCTACTTCGCTTTCTGACGAAGAGACTATTGAGCAAATTAGAGAAAATGCTCCAAAAGCATTTGCATCTCAATTAAGACTAGTTACTGGAACTGATTACGAATCTTTTATAGAAAGGAATTTAGCTAATGTTGTAAACAGTGTTAAAGTTGTAGATAATGATTCTTACATAAATGAATACATTCAGTATTTTTATGATATATGTGTAGATCCTAATAAAGTAAATAGAGTTCTCATAAATCAAATTAATTTTGCTGATTCGTGTGATTTTAACAATATAAATGTTTTTTGTGCACCGTCGTTTTCTGTAGCTGAAGATAATTATTACCCACCATATTTATCTGAATCTTTTAAAAACTTATTAGTAGAAACATGTGGGGAGCGTAAAATGGTATCAAATACAGTAGTACCACGTGATCCTATTTACATGGCGTTTGGTTTAGGTTTTACAAATTCAGCAGATCTTAGTCTTGATCTTTTAGACGAAACGTCTCTCTATCTTGTACGCGAGACTAATAATAAAATTAATAAAGATACACTCAAAGCTAGAGTTGGTAATATAATAAAGGCATTTTTTGAACCAAGTAAAAATAATCTAGGTCAAAAATTAAACTTTAGTGAACTTACTAACGATATATTATCTATAGAAGGTATTAAGAGAATTTATACTAAAAATGAAAACAACAGTAGCACTATTGATACGGTTTCGTTTCTATCTTTTAATCCAGTCTATGAAACGAGTGATATAGCTCTAGTAAATCAGGATGTAACGTTACCTTATTTTAAGTTCCCGTATATGTATTCGCCACTTTCTATATCTAATCGTATCAAAGTAATAGATGAGTAATATAAAAACAGATTATGCTCTTTTTGATGTTGTAGATTATAAAGGTGAGAGTAAGCTCTCATCTTATAATTTAGATATTACTCCTTTAACATTTAAGGCCAGGATTCCAGAAGAAAAGGGTACTGATATACCGTTAAATGATCAAAAAGTAACTTTTGATTTCGGAGACGGTACTTTTGGCCATAACGTTTCAAGCACACATGTTTATGAATATCCCGGGGAATACACCGTCCGGATGATTATAAGAGACTGTAAAAATAATTCTGTTTTAGCTTCTTACAGTACCCCGGTTCAAATACATGATTATATAATTAACACTTTTACTGTTGATTTACAAAATCTAAATTTAAATCTTTCTGCAGGAGAGTTTTCAACTCCATTAACTGTAAATGCACAGACTCCATTTTATCAAGATTTTCAAGATATATTTTATAGTATATCTGGTTGCGATTTTAAAAACTATTTTAATTTACCAAAAAATCGTTTCAATAGTTTAGAAAAATATTTTTCTATATATGAAAAATATTATCTTCCTACTCTTTCTAGCTATGAATACGTAGAGTTAGAAAAAATCTCTTTATCGTCTACTGATATATATGCAAGAATTAATTCTGACGGGTTACTTGTACATGGCTTAAGTTCAAGTCTATCTAGTGTTTATGTAGGAAGCTCCGGAGTAAAAGAAATCTTCGTAAAAACAGATGATCAAGATGATCCGCTTAATATTTCATTTTTTAAAGATAGAAATAATATATTTGCAAATAGTTTAAAGGGGTATAAGAATAATAACTATACAAACAATTTTAATATTTCGTTATCATCTTTAGTTGGAGCTACTTCAGCCCAAACACTAAGCGCTATTAAATTTACATCGAACGGGATCGCTGGTGAAAGCATAGAACAAGAACCTTTTGCTGTAAGTAAAACGCAATATAAAGATCTAGGTATACCGTTTGTATTATCTCCAGTTAGTAATGATAACTATACAATGAAAGCATTATCTGCAGGTAATCCAATTTTTACTTTACTGTCAGGTGATGTTGAAAATACTACCGAGGCGTATCAATCTGCATTATCTATACCAACAAGTTATTACTCTATATCTAGTTTAGCTAACACCTTATCATCTATAGATACTAACTTTTGGTATAGAGGAGTACTTACTTTTGATGACTCCTTTAATAGTGAAATATCTGGTAGTCCTATAAGGTTATTCTTAAGTGCTGGTAATCAATATTCATTTAATACTAATTCACAACTTCTTTCTACAGTAACAGGAACAACAGTTATATCAGCTTATCCTAAAAATTATTACGAGTTTTATAAGCATAATGAAAATTTTGATTTCGAAAGAACAATAAAAGATTTACGCTTCCAAGAAATATTATTAGATAAAAATATTTTCTTTGATGATTTTATAGGCACTATATTTGGTGATGTAAGTAGTAGATATGATATTCTAGGTAAAAAGCTTTATGAAAAAATATTTAACTTTGTTTCAAATAATGCAGATATAGACTTATGCGATATTTCATCCTTAATTAGTATGGCGGGTATGACTGATGATTATGGAATAGTATTTGATAGGTCATTAGCTCAGGAACCAGCAGAGGTAAAAAGATTTTTAGATATATTAAGTGTAAATTATAATAAATTTAGAGGAACAAAAAATAAGTTTGAAGAAAATTTTGATCCACAGGGCCATACAACAAAAGCAATTTATGGTAGGAACTTAGGAGGGTTGTTAGATTCTGAAACTTATGAAGTTTCAGCAGGTACTGACATTGTAGCTTATGAAAAATTTAGTGAAACATACACAAAACTAAACACCTATCAACCAATATCAGCATTAAGCGGCGGTCACCATGGTGGATCCGGAAATTTTCAAACTTATATGCTTAGTAATTTTAATACTTCTGACACTAACCCTGGTGGTTCTCTTAAGACT